ATAATCGAAAGCAAGGGCGGAGATTTACATTCTTTAACTCACGTACCTAAAGAGATGTTAATTCCTGCGATTGCAAACGAAAAAAACGAAATAGAGAAGTATTGGTTTTCAAGAAATTGGCAGAAATATACCGATATAGATTACACGCCTATCTCATTCCCTGCGTTTGGAGCGCAAAAAGGTAACTCGATGTTTGTAGCTAGACCTTATACCGTAGGTAACGAGTACTTTGGTAGTCCAGACTATAGCTCTGGTTTAGTATATGCTGAAATTGAAGAGGAGCTATCCAATATGTACATCTCGTCTATTAAAAACGGATTAAGCGCAGGCTATATTATCAATATACCAAACGGAACTAATTACACTCCAGAGGAAAAGGAAGAGTTTGAAAGACAGGTTAAAAAGAAATTGACAAGCTCAAGCAACGCGTCGAATTTTATTATCAGTTTTAATGACCAAGAGGTAGCAATAGACGTAACACCGTTTCCTGTTAATAGTAGCGTTCACAAACAATGGGATACGCTTACAGAGCAAGCTAAAACGCAGTTAATGACTGCGCACAGAGTAATTAGTCCAAGTCTTGTAGGCTTATCGTCTGCGAGTGGTTTTAGCTCTGTAGCCGACGAGATGGATATGAGCGAGCGCCAAACTATTAAGCGAGTAATAAAGCCAAAGCAAGATTTTGTTATCGAATCTTTGGAGGAGGTTTTAGTGCATTACGGGATTAACCTAGATTTATACTTTGCACCTTTAACAGAGGAGAAAATAGAGGTTAAAGAGGAAACCGCAGAGCTAAGCTCTCACGTATGTATGAGCGACGGAGCGCCTACTGAACTAGCCGACTCTTTAATAGAGTTAGGCGAAACCCTAGACGCCTCAGAGTGGACGATGCTAAGTAGTGCGGACGTAGATTACGATACAGACGGCGATTTGTACGATTTGGTAGAGTTTGCAACGTCTACAGGAACGGCTAGACCTAACTCAAAGAGTGCGCAGGATAGCAAAGAGATAGCTATACGCTACAGATACGTAGGAAACCCAAATCCGCAGAGAGAATTTTGTAAAAAAATGATGCAAGCGAATAAACTATATCGCAAAGAGGATATTTTGCAAATGAATAAGGCAGGAATAAACGACGGCTTTGGACTAGGCGGTACAAATAACTATAGTATCTGGTTATATAAAGGCGGAGGTAAAATGTCGGATAACTTTCCGCAGGGAACTTGTCGCCACAAATGGCAAAGAGAGATATACCTAAAGAAAGGTAGTAGTTTAGACGTTAACTCGCCTCTAGCTAAAACTATTAGTACCTCAGAGGCACGCAGAAAGGGATACAAAGTACCTACAAATGAGAATATAGTATCTATTAAACCTCATAACGCATAAGATATGGCACAATTTCTATTTATATCCCCGACTGAAATAAAACAATCTACCGTAGTAGGCGGAGGAGTGGACGACGACAAATTTGTGTTTGTGATTTCAGACGTAATGAATACAACAATACTCCCGTTATTAGGACAGGAACTTTACGACGTAATACTAGCAGGCGCAGACGCAGGTAATTTAACAGGATTATACCTTGAATTATATACTAAATATGTGCAACCGATAACGAAATATCAAACGGTAGCAAATTTCGTGCTAATTAGTAACTATATGGTGGCAAATGGCGGATCGGTTTCGCATACCTCAGATAACGCTCAGTTAATGAGTGCGGAGGAGTTGACTAGATTGTCAAATACTTACGCAGGAATGGCAGATACCTTTATAGATAGGTTTGAGGATTGGATAATAATAAACCATTTAGACGAATATAAGACAACACAGGACGGCGTAGACGCATCGAAACACGTATCTAATAGGAGCGGTTGGTATTTTGGTAATCCGTCTAATAGAATACAAAATCCGTACCCACAGAGTCCAGACGATATAATTTCATACTAGTAATATATGGCAATTTGTACAATACAAAGAGGATATACAGAGTCTTGTAAAGACTTTCAAGGTGGCATAGATAAGCTGTATCTATTCCCTTACGTAAAGTATGGGGTTAGCGATGTTTTGTTTGGAGGTTTCTCTAAGCTCTCAAATCCAAACGCTCAAAATATTACGCAGTTTCCACAAACTACGATATATGAGTACGAGGCTGTAAATATTAGCTACTCGGAAAATGCAAGCGTAACAGGTGGCGGTGTAGAGTGGTCGCAAGACTTGAGCTTTACAATACCTCGTAGTTTTGTAGATTTGAACGTTTACAAGTTAATGAGGCAAGACTATTGCGCTATCATTTTAGACCGTAATGGTAACTATAGAATTATAGGACTATGGAACGGCGGAGAGGTTACAATAAGCGCAGGAACGGGAGGCGAAAAAAGCGCCATGAATGGCTCTACAGTAACTCTAAAAGCTAGAGAGGATAACCAAGCGTATTTTTTAAGCAACTTTGCAACAGATTTCACTATATTTAATAACGAAAGTATTAACTTTTTAGAGTTTAACGTTAATACCGATATTATAGCGACGTCAGACTTTTTTAATATCACAACGGGCGCAGGAACTTTCCTATATGATGTAACTACAGACGAGGGATATAGCGCTACAGGATTAACGGGCGACCATTTAATTACGTTTCCGAGTGGCTCTGGCATACACAAAGTAAGTATTTCGGGTGTATTCCCTGCGTTTGATTTTACAGGTAATGCGGATATACTTAAAATAACGGAGTTATCAAATTTTGGTATATACGGACTAGGCTCTACGAGTCAAGAGGACGCTTTTAGCGGTTGCACAAATTTAACTATTACAGCAACAGACGGAGGAAACTTTGCAAACGTTCTTAATTTTGAGCAAGCCTTTGACGAGTGCGAGGCTTTAACTAGTTTTCCTTTTATAGATACGGGCAAAGGCGAGGATTTCGATAGCACGTGGCAAGACTGCGCAGTTTTAACGGAGTTTCCTTTGTTAGATTTTAGTAGCGGTACGTCTTTTATTTCAACGTGGCAAGGTTGTCTTTTACTAAAGACTTTCCCGTCTAACGCTTTTGATAATTGCACAGCAACAAATTTCACGCAGGCTTTTAGAAATACAGGATTAAATACGCAATCAATAGACAACATACTCGAAAGCCTAGACGTCGCAGGACAGATTAATGGAACTTTTGACCAAACGGGAGGGCAAGCTCCTAGCTCTGTAGGACTAGCAGCAAAGGCAAGCCTAGAGGCTAAAGGGTGGACAATATCAGTAACAACTTAATAAATATATAAAAAATGAAAATTTACGTCGATACAGTAACAAAAGAGCTAGTTTTAAACAACGGAATCGAATACCGCTACCCTGCGTATTGTGAAATCCAAAGACAAAAGCAAGGGGATTTTATTATCATTAAAACAACTAATAACGTAGCCGTTTTAGATAAAACAATTTACTCGGATTTACAAGACGAGGCAGGAACGGCTTATGCAAGTTTTGCAGCTTTAAAAACGGCTTTGGATTCTTACTTTGATTCTACGCTATAATGAGTAGGCGCAGAGTTATGATGATGTTATTCGGTAGTGGTATACCGAATTTACTCGCAACTTTACAAGCGAGAGCAACATATTACGAAAACCAAACCTGTACCACAGCAATTTTAGATAAAATAGAAAAAATACAATAATATGGCAAATTTACTTGATCGTGCGAGTGTTGTTTTAACCCCGACGGCGTACAATAACGGCGAGGCACTATGTATAAAACCAGACGACGGAAGTGGTGATTTTACATTTTCACGTAATAGCGCCGCCACGCGCGTAAATGCTCAAGGTCTTGTTGAAAACGTACAAATACTATCGAGTAATTTAGTGCAAAACGGCGATTTTAGTGAGGAGGGTGTACAAGAGGTTTCTAATGGTAGTTTTACTCAAGAAGGAAGTGAGCTGATTACTAATGGAGATTTTGCAACGGATAGTAATTGGAATAAATTAAACTCTACTATAAGTGGTGGTAAAGGTAATTTAGATGGAGATGGTCAAATTTCTATGTTATGGCAAAGTATATTAACACAAAACAAATCTTATAAAGCTACTTTTACAGTATCTAATTACAATAATTTAGGAGAGGCGATTTTAATGAACGCTGATGGTACTTCTTATTATACAATTTCAACTAATGGAACTTTTACTATATATTTTAAACATATTACTTCTAATGGTAGTTTGTATTTTAGAGCAATAAATGGTGCAGTATATTCAATAGACAACGTTTCAGTACGTGAGGTCGGTCAAGATTGGACTTTAGGTGGAGAAGTTACAATAGGAGATAATTTAGCACACTTTGAAAGTAATACAAATACTTATAGTTATATAAGACAAGATATAAGCAGTTTAACCTCTAAAACATATAAAATACAATTAGAAGTTAAAAACTATGTAAGTGGTGCGGTACAAGTTGCTTTTTCGGGAGCAAGCCCTATTACTCAAAATCTAAATGTTTCTAATGATGGTGTTTATACTGCATACTTAACACCTAACGCAAACGGAGATGTTTTTGAAGTTTCAAGAGAATTTAATGGCGGTAACTTTAATTTTGATATCACAAACATCTCGGTTAAAGAGGTGGGGCAAAATTGGAGTGTAAAAAGTGGTGAAGTTCTTTCAGTCGATAGTAGTGGTTTAGTATTTGACAACAGTACTGGTAATGGTTCAGCGGGAATGTTTCAAAACATAGGTTTATCTGATGGTAAAACTTATACAATGACTGCAACAATGCAGCTATTAACGGGTCCAGGTGACGGAAATTTTGGTTTAAATACATCTACTGCAATTGGTAGTAGTCAAAGTAGGGTGTACTTAGGAGGTCCTTTAGTGGTTGGTGGTGCAGCAGTAACAGAAACTTTTCAATTTACACCCGCATTGGGAGATGTTAGTGTTCAGTTATTCTGTGATGAGGATAATTCTACTTTTAAGATATCAAACATTTCAGTAATAGAAATAACAAACGATACTAACCTACCGAGAATAAACTACGAGGGCTTTAGTTATGATGGTAGCGGTAATGTAGTGCCAGATAGTGGGTGCGGAAGTTGGTTGTTTGAACCGCAGAGTACGAATTTAATACCTTATTCAGAGGATTTTAGTCAGAGTAGTTGGAGTAAAGGTAGTGATATATCTATTGAGAGTGGTTATTTAGCACCAGATGGAAATAACACCGCTTATAAGGTAACTAAAACGGGAACTGCAGAGCCTTACCTCGCAAGAAACCAATCGCTTGTTACAACTACTACAAGGAGTATATATGCAAGGTCAGTTAGTGGAACTGGAACAGCAACTCTTTTAAGTCATAACTCAAATACAAACAATGTATTTACACTAACAGAGCAATGGCAGAGATTTGAATTAAATAACACCGCATCACCTTCGGGATTAAGTACTTTTTATGCAGCAGACTTTAGAGGAAGTGGAACTTTAACCGAGTATCTTGTTTGGGGTGCAAATGCTACAAATGACCAAGACTATGCCACTTCGTATATACCGAGCAATGGAAGTCAAGTTACACGTAACCAAGACGTATGCACCAATGGAGGTAGTTTAGCAAGTATAAATAGCACAGAGGGAACACTATATTTTGAGGGTAGTGCTTTAGCAAATGATGGTACAACAAGAATTATATCTTTAAGTGATGGAACTACTGCAAACAGAGTAAATTTATTCTTTGATACAAGCAACACACTTAGGGCTTTTATTACGGGAGTACCATCAATAGCAACGGCAGCGGTAATAACTGATAACAACAAAGTAGCTTTAAAGTTTAAATCGGGAGATATAAGTGTTTGGTTAAATGGAACAGAAGTTGCCACAAGTACAAGCACTATATCTTTGAGTGGATTGTCTAATTTAAGTTTTAATCAAGTAGGTAGTTCTCCTTTCTTCGGCAAAACAAAAGCACTTGCAGTTTGGAAAGAGGCTTTAAGCGATGAGGAACTAACAGAACTAACAAGCAACTAATGAATAATATTGGATTTGTTTATAGGTGGAGCGATTCTTATAATCGAAAACATTATATAGGTTCTCATTGTGGAGATATAAGTGATGGTTACATTGGTAGTGGCTCTTATTTTAAAAAAGCATATAAAAAAAGAAAAGAATGCTTTTCAAGAGAAATACTTTATATTGGTAAAGATTATATTGAGTTAGAGGAATTTATTCTGCAAGAGTTAGATTGCAAGAATGATATTAATTCATATAATTTAACAAACAATGCGAGAGGTGTATCAATGCACTCTGAAGAGAGTAAAAGAAAAATATCTAAATCTAAAAAAGGAAATACATTTTTCAGTGAAGAACATAGACAAAAATTGTCTTTAGCAAAAAAAGGGAAATTACACCCTTGCTACGGAACTCAAGGATATGTAAAAGGAATGAAACACTCTATTAATTCAAGATTAAAAATGTCTAAATTAAGGTCAAGAAAAGTGTTTTGCGAGTTAAAAAATAAAACATATCAAAGTGTTAAAGAAGCATCTTTAGATTTAGGTGTTTCTGTATCACATATTAATAATATGATTAATGGCTATAAAGTAAATAAATATAAATTAACAATTACACACGTATAACCAATAAGAGTAATATAATGAATATATACAAGACAAATTTTCCAACAGAGCAAGAGGGCAAAGACTACCTTTTCAGTATTGGTGTTTTAGTTGAAAACGAAAGTGAAATAGTATTCTCTAAAGATACGGCAGCGGTTGTTTATATCGGTAAGGTTGTAAAGATACCAGCAACTTATGATGATGAGGGCAATATAATTACTCCAGCGGTTTACTATGACGGTTATGCTATTGATGTAATGAGCAGCTTGGATTTAGACTTTGGTGCTTTTATGGTGTACCCAGTTGAAGCAGCACATAGTTTTTACGGATATGCACGAAACGCAGAAGTACCGCCTACAAATATTGAAGAATAATTTTAGTAACTTTGTCTATATGAAATCAAGAACTGCATATTATTTTTTTCAAAACAATTCCTGGTTGATTAATGTTCAAATGAATTACAAACCAAAGAATGTTTAATAAAATGACCATATCAGACTTGAAAATATACCTGCTTAACAGCATTACATTAGCTGTATCTTTTAGTAAAATAGAAGCCGTATTAAAACTAATACTATTAATAGGATCAATAGTTTATACCGCACAAAGGATATATGTGAATTATAAAGAAAACAAATGAAATATTTTACAACATCAGAGTTTGACTCCCCAGATAAACCTGGTAGCGGATCTTTAATGAGTAAAACCCTACTTGAAATGCTAGACGAGGTTAGGGATAAGCTAGGGAGTCCTATAAAAATAAACAGCGGATATCGAACAGAAGAGCATAACGCTAAAGTTGGCGGTAAGCCAAAGACAGAAACGTCTAAGGGTTCAAGCCATATGTATGGACTGGCAGCAGATCTATCATGCACAAACTCTACGGACAGGTATAACCTAATATTCTTATTACAGGAGACAGGATTTCAAAGAATAGGGGTAGGAAGTACGTTTATTCACGTAGACATAGACTTTGATAAGGCTCAATCAGTAATGTGGACATACTAACATGGAAGACAATAAAAGAAAAAATGGCGGTAAGGGAACTAACGTAGGGAATGCACTTCGTTGGCTAGTTAAACAGGGTAAGAGCGTTTCTCCTGAACTTTTAGACCTAGCTGGTAACATAACAGGGATAAAGCAATTAAACTCATTAGGGACAGCCATACGAGGCGACAAGAACCTTAGTGAGCCAGACAAGAGTATTCTCCTACAGGAAATGGAGAACGACATGATTGAAATGGTTGAGGTTACCAAAAGACTTTCCATGGATAACGAGCATGCCGTAACAAGGTTAATTAGGCCTGTACTTACTGGTGCTATGTTTATTATGTTTTTAGCCTGCGTGTTTTTTGATGGAAACCTAGGCGAGTTTACAATAGACAAGGCATACGTTCCTGTAATACAGTCGTTGTTTGGTACAATGACTATATTTTACTTTGGTTCAAGAGGAATAGAAAAGGTAATGAAGACATTTAAAAAATAGAAAAGAATAATATGTATCTTTGTTAAAAGAATTAAAATAAAAAAAATGGCAAAGATTAGTAACATTTCATCATATCCTGTAAAAACAGATGTTAATGCTAAAGATTATTTAATTGGTACAGATGGTGTAGCTACTAACCCTTCTTTACAAACAAAAGTATTTACGCTCGCTGATATTGCTGAGTTTGTTCAAAATCAAACAACTGTAGATACTTCTAATCCTTTTTTAGTAACCGCTAGTTCAGGAGGTTCTTCCTCTTACTCTTCAAGCAAAAACACAATATACGCCACTTGGACAGGTAGTAATGGAACTTACGAATTAACACTACCATCAGCAACAAGTACTCCTTATAGAATAATAAGACTTGTAACAGATGGAACTCTAAATGCAAGTGATAAAATACATGTATTAGGACCTGGAGCAGAAACTGTAAATGGTGCTAGTTTTTATAATGTAAACAAACCTTACAACGGAGCGCAATTTTGGTCTGATGGTTCAAATTGGATTGTAATACAAGCAGTATCATAGTATGGCAAAAATAAGTAACACAAATAGTTACCCTAATCAAGATCCAGTAAATGGAGACGATTATGTTATTGGAACACATGGAAGTTCATCTCCAACCCCTTTGCAAACAAAAACATTTAAATTTGATGATATAGCAGAGTTTATTGGAAATTCTTCTTATGTTGGCGGTATACAAATACCTACACCTCAAATGTGGGTGTATAAGTCAGGTAGTCCAAATCCATATCAAGCCTCTGGCCCATCATTAAAACAAAGGGCGTTGTGTATTAGTGTCCCTACCCAGTTCGACAAAAGATGGTTAGATAATAACCCGAGGCTTTTCTTATTTAGATATAGACCATCAAATACGTCCGATGGTGGAACCCCGTTTAAGCGCGGAAATTATGTTCACCCCTCCCACTTGAATGGCCAATATATACAAACAAATTTTCCAGGAAGTAATTGGTGTTCATCACCTCAAAACTATGTTGACGATCAAGGCAATCCCAGTGAATTATTCCCAATAACTACAGAATGGAATTTTAACGGGGATTTGAACTACGTGCAAAAATTTCAAAACCCAGTGGTCACTCCAGGGGTAACTATTACAGACTTTAAAACTGTAAACAGCACGGCTTATGTAGAAGTGCCTATAAATCCCCTGCAATTTCTATTTGATAAAGGTGACCTTTTAACGCCGTTTACTTCGTTTCCTGTAACTATTAATAACGACCTAGGTTTTAGGTGCTTGTTAAAATCAGGGACTGTACAAAATAGGTTTAATACAAATACTCCTTGGGATAACCCAAGCAAGTCGAGAAAAGCATATTTTAAGTTTGCTATAGGGATACCGAACCCTACTTGGACAAATACAAATAAACAAACTCCATACATAATGGGGGATTTATCAGACGCAATTACATTTCAATACCAGAGCGACCTGAGTGGTACATCAGAAATACAGGCCTATCAAATAGCTCAGGGACATAGTTCTATGATTTCAAGAACTGTAAGTTAACATAAGTGCAAGCAGTGGTTTGAGCCTTAGCTAGTCTAAGGCGTGGTTCGCTACTTGGATAGTCCAAGGAGTGGTTTGCTGCTTGCTTCTAACAAAGTACCTCTGTTAATTCGGAGGTATTTTTTTTTGCTTATATTTGTTGTAAATTAAATTAAATGGAACAAATTAGAAAAATATCAATAGGTGCTGA